TAAATCAGCTGCTTTTTCTTCAGCTTGTCTATTGCGTTCATTCAACTTATTTATTCTTTTGGAAACCGATTTAGTATAGTTTTCTAGCTCATCATCTGGGCTAGATTCTACTAAAGCTTCCTGTTTTATTCCGTCTTCTTCAACATCATCAGCTTCTGGCTGAATTTGTTGTGCATTTTCTTGTTCATTCATCATAAACTCACTATGTCATCAGGGTCGAGAATTGTGGCTATCACTTCATCATCATTGATGATGCGAACCTCTGCACCTTCCTCCAATTTAAACCTAGAGCCAGAGTAACGCCCTACTAAAACCCATTGTTTCTCCTCACACCATGGTTTCCCACTAAATCTTTTTGTATCTTTATAGCAGTCAGGTCCTTGTTTAACTACATATGCAACTACTGTTGCTAAAGCCTCACGATCTACAGTGCTTTGTGCTAAATGTATGCCACCTTTTGTAGTTGCTTTACCAGTGTATGGTAAAACCAACATACGCCAACCTGTTGGTTGAGGCATCCTATCTAAAACAGACTTCTCTAGTAAAGTAGGGTCGAGAACTCTTGCTTCTTCTTCTATGTAAGCATTAGCTACTATGTCGTTAGTTGATTTTAATTCTGCCATTTAATCTTTTTTAAATAAATTCTGTAATTCTGCTTTCATGTAGTATAAAGCAGATAGTTCTCCTTGCAAATATTTATAATGTTCCATATCTTTCAAGCCACCTGACATCATAGTCTCGCCAATTTGAGACTCTCTTTTCGATATAATCTTTTTGACTGCATCGAGTAACTCAAAATCATCAGGCATTATTTTTTAGCCTTTGCTGGTCTGCCTTTTTTCTTTACAGTAATTTTTGGCTTCGCTTTGGCTTTTGGTTGCTCAACTACTTCTTCTACTGTTTCTTCAACAACTTCTTCAACAACAGGAGCTGGTGTTGGTTCTGGTTGCGATATTCTTACCATTTTGTCTGCTCTTCTTTTTTCATTAGCCAAAAGTTTAGCAGCTTTGTTTTCTTCGTATTCTGCCTGTGCTGTAGCTTCTTGTTGTCTTGCAATCTTTTTAGCAGCTCTAAGTTCAGCTACTGCTTTAATTTTAAATGATGTTGCCATTATTAATTCCTCGTTTTTGTACCTAATTCCATCAGCTTTAGATCAGCATTTTGTCTAAGTCTGTCTATAGCTACATTTAGTTTATCATCTGCTATATCTTTTTGCACATTTATGCGTTGTTCTTGCAATATGTTCTCTTGCATCTTCTCTTGTGCTCTTTGATTCTGTTTCTGAGTAAATTGTTGTGTTTCAATATCTAGCTCTTTATCTTTTAAATCTAGCTCTGATTTTCTTATATCAACCAATGGGTCGTTACTTTGTCCTTGTCCTATAGACTGTAAGAACTCAGAAGTAAGTTGTGCCATTATTGGTGCACTGTATTGGTCTAAAGTCATTTGTATCTGTTGTTGCATTTGCATTACTTGGTCTGCTGGCATCTGTTGCATTTCTGCCTGTGCTTGTTGTAATTGCATTTGCACTTCTTGTGGTATCTGTTGACTGGCTATTTGTGATGATAAGAACTGTAAGTGTTGCATGCAGTGACTTATGATTATTGATTGTATCTGTGGGTTGTCCTTAACCACTTGTGTTAAAAACAAACTCTTATGTGTTTCTAAGTGTGCTTCATGGTTCTGTCCTTCAAAAGCTTGAGCTGGTTGTCCTAACATAAGGCTACTATTCTCTAAACCAGCATCTACTGGTTGTGGTGTCATATCAGGTGGTGGTGGTATCAACGATTCTACGTTGTCTACACCAAGTGCTGCGTACATTCTTTTGTAAGCTTCATACATACCTTGTTGACCATGTATCTCAGGGTTAGATTGAACCATCATCAACAATTCTTGAGCTAAAGTGATTCTTTGACTTTGTGAGAATATGTTTGGGTCTGAGACTGGTACGATGTCAACACGACCATCAAAGTCTTGTTGTTTAATTTCGTTTGGAGCTGTGCCGGCTGTGAAAGGATAAGAAGGTGGCAGATACTCTGCAAACACTTTAGCCAGTAATTCAAACTCTATCTTTTGTGCATAGTGCAATCTTTTATGAATAGCACTCATTACCTTTGTGCCTCTTTCTAATAGAGCTACAGTAGTACCAACAGGCATAGCTTGGTTGCTATCACCTACATTCATGTCAGCAATAGCTGCAAATCTTTTACCAGAATCAACTAGTAAACCGAGTAATTGCATAAGTACATTGCTTGGTTCTTTGATTGGTAAAGGTATAAGGTTCTCTCTTAAAGAACCACCAGTAGTATCAATGTCTCTGAATTCACCGGGTTGTAAAGGTTGGTCTTCATCTCTGATTCTCATACCTCTAGCTTTAAAACCAGCTGGTAAATTAGCTAAAGTTCCAGCGTCTATAAGTTGTCTTAAAATAGATGTGGATGCTTTGGATATACCACCAATCATGTGTGATAGACCTAAGCCATAGAATCCTAATCCCGGTAAGAACTTATACTGTACAAAATAATTAATTTTGTTTTTAAGTGGGTCTTGTTCTATGTAGTTTCTTCTAATGGCTAGTACAGTTTCTGAGTTTTCGTCAATAGTAATGATATAAGGCAGTTTAAGACCTGTAGGCTCACCATTAGCTCCCATGTCTTCAAATCCCTCTATGTCTAAAACAGTGTGTATTTCGTATATGGTTCTGTTTCTGTCTTCTTTGTAGCTTGGAGAAACGCCTTGTATCTCGTCTATAGTACTTTCTATATCAGAAGTATCTTCACCATAATCTGTTTCAGGTATGTCTACATCTGCATAAAAACCTGTTATTTGTTGTTTTTTTACTTCATTTAAAGACATGCTAATCGCATGTGTAATTCTTTCTGCTGAATAGATATCTGAAGCCTCGTAAGGAACAATTAAATCTTCAGGTGGTATAAATTTAGATACTGCTTTGTTTGTAACAAAGTCAAAATAAACTTTCTTAAATGCAGAACCAGCTAGTGGTAAGTAAAACAACAACATGTCTAGCTCTGGGTCGTACTCTTTCATTACATTCATAATGTAATAGTTCATGAAAGCTTGTACTCTTTCAGCCTGACTTTCTGTTTCTATGGTTCTAGCACCAATAATTTCTGTTTTGACAGGTCCTTTAGCTGGCAACATTTCTTTGTAACTCTGAGCTTGGAACTGGGTAACTGCTTCTGCTAATAAAGGATGAACCACACCAGAACTACCTTCAAATGGTTGCGATCTCTGTTCGTCAAACTTCATGCCAAGATACTCAAGACCTTCTTTGTAAGTTTTTTCCCACTCACTTCTTGATTGCTTGTCACTCTCTACAGAGCTCATTAAGTCTGAAGCTATTTTTGTCAGAATACTATCATCTATAAACTCAACTAAATTAGAGTTAAAGTCCATTTGTGGCATGGGTTGTTCTAGCAACTCATCGCCTACTAAGACTTCATCTTCATTGACAAGTATCTGAGCTGCGTCTGATATCAATTCTTGTCTTGTTGGTTCTTGCTCTACTACAACAGATTGACCTTGCTCCATTATGTCTGGGTTGTCTTCTGTTCCTAATTGTTTATCTACTGCCATAATCTTTAGTGTAGCACTCTAGGTCTAATTTCGTCACCTAAAGAGTATAATTCTGTTAGCTCACCTTCTAGTATCAATCCTTGTGATTCTGCAATCAACAAAGCTATCTCTTCAGTTTCAGCGTGTATGTCAGGACCTTCGTACTCTTTTGTGTCGTGCATAAATGTTGTTAAAAATATTTTCATTAATAATACACTGTTCTGTTTTTTGATAAAAACTTTGCTTCTTCTTGATAGTCTTCTTTTAAGGATAAGAAACCACCCTGTCTAAATCTCATCAATGCCATGGTTGTACTATCACAGTAGTCATCATTATCTCCAAATGGAAAAGATGCTAGTTCTTCTCTTACTTCATCTGCAAAGTCTTCATCAGGAGCCCAAACCATACCAGATTCAAATATAGGAGCAACACTGTTCATTCTTGCTATCTTATCTTGTCCTCTACTGGGTGAATAAGCTGTGACAGGTATGCCCATACGTCTTAGTTCTTGTGTTAGTGGTGTACCTGATGCTTTTGCTTCAATCAGCACACAATCTGGTTCCCAATACTTGTACTCATCAAAAGCTATTCTTTTGAGCTCAGGGAAATCAACCCTGTACCTTTTAGCGTCTAATAAAATTATTTGGTCAACTTCGTCACGATCTTTAAATATCGCCCATGTCGTTATGGCAGAGTAGTCAGCAGTTTCTTTCTTTGAGAAAGCAGTATCATAGCTCTGAATCACATAGCTATAGTCAGGTATATCTTCATCTTTCCAAAGTTGCCACCATTCTCTTTTAACAATAGAACCTTCTTCAGATGTAGGGTTTTGCATCCACTGTGCGTTCCATTTAGATACAGGCAGAGATGCTTTTACAGACAAGAGTTCTTCTTTCTTCCAGTATTCACCCCACAAAGGATTTTCAGTGTCAGGTAATATCGCTGGAAACTCTACGACTTCCCATTGGTCAGCATTGTCATCACCTTGTTTCTTTAGAACCTTGCCCACCAAGTCTTTGGTACTCCAACGAGTCATTACTATCACAATAATGCCACCCGGTTGTAATCTTTGTCTAGGTCCTGATGTATACCACTCATAAGCAGACTCTAATGACTTGGGAGATAGGGCATCTTGCTCTGAATGTGGGTCATCAATAATAAGTAAATCAGCACCACGACCTGTAATCGCACCACCGACACCAGCATAGAACGATTCACCTTCTTGGTTTGTTGTCCATCTACCAGCTGATTTGTTATCTGCTTGCAGTTTTAATTTTGGAAAGATAACTCTAAAGTCTTCACTGTCTATAAGGTTTCTTACCTTTCTACCAAATCGCACAGCTAATTCAGCTGTGTGAGTACACAGTATTATTTTTAAAGCACCATTTAGACCCATCATCCAAGCTGGGAAGAATGTAGATGCAAATTCTGATTTGGAGTGTCTTGGTGGTAAGCACACAATCAGACGTTTAAGTTTGCCTTGTGCAATTCTGTTGAATTTATCTGCAATTATTCTGTGGTGTCTGCCTTCAATAAAAGTGTCACCCCACATATGTTTAACAAAACCCATAAAATCGTTATGGCATGAGTCTTGTTTGTCTAATTGTTCGTAACGACTGAGTAGGGCTACTGCTTCTGCTTTATCTTGTTCAGAAAGAATATCAAAATCTTTTAATGATATATCGCTCATTTATTAATCAGGTTGAGTAACTAGGTAGTGACATAGTAGCTACCCAACCCTAAACACAATGTGTCTAAGGTCAGTATAGTGCATTTGTCTGACATGCTAAACCTCGCTCCACTCTTTACCTTCAAATAGTAGAGCCTCTGCTTCTCGTCTGCGTATCAAACCTGTCAACACCTCCCCATTAGCTTTGTTCCATCGTTTAATTTGTTGTGGTACTTCTGCGTATTTGCCTTCGTTTAAAACTTTTAACATTGTTGAGCTACCAAGATTAGAAGGTCCTAAGTTATACACCCATGCACACAAAGAATCATATTGGCTTTGGTTTAAATCAACTTCTACCATGTCATCTATGTAACTTTCATACTCAATCATTTCTTCTTGTAGTAAGTAGTCAGCTTCGTCTTTATTAATTTTGTCACCTTCTTTGACATCTTTGGTGTGTCCATAACCTATAGTCCATACACCAGCTGGACACTTGTAAGCCTCTAGCTCACAACCTTCAAACTTTTTAATTAACGCTAATCCTTCTTGTGATATTTGCAATTTATTCTCCCCAAGTTCCATCTTCCAATATTTTACCTGTTTTGGTTCCACCCCAGTATTCCACTGCGTGTTTCTCTTTAATAAGCTTTTGGCATATATCTTCTCCATCAGCTGTATAAGGTATGCCAAGAATCCTTCCATATTTGCCTTTTCCAAGAGATTTAATTCTAAATGTGCCTTCGCAAAGCTCTTTAAGTCTTTCTTTCGCTTTTAAGCCTAATGCTTTTTCTTCTAAATTTCTAGT